CATAATCTTCGATAGAGAAGAACTTAGGTGTTGTGCCAACTTTCAGGACGTTAGTAGCCCATGTGTTGAGCATAGCTGACTCAAGGAAAGCGTCATAGTCAGCGTCACGGAGGTCAACTACAATGTCGCCAGCTACTTGACGGTTACCGTGACGGTCTACACGAGGCATACGGTCAGCTTGGATGTCGTTACCAGCTACACGGTCTTTGGTGAGGTTCAAAGAGTGAGTGCTGAAAGGAAGGTTAGTGAAGTTACCAGCAGGTGTCGTACCAAACGTAGATTCTACGATGTAGGACAGGCTGGAGCGTGAACCCTGTGCAAAGGCCATATTAAATTCTCCTAGGGGAAGTTATGAAAAGATGTACCAGCCGATGTCTACCCGAACGTAGTACCAAGGGCTGTCTAAGATGCCTTGCTGTCGTTCTGCGTAGTCGAGAGATACGTTGATTGTTTCAAGGTCAGAGTTGGTAAAGGAAATGTCTGTAGTAGCCTCAAATGCCTCTAACAGTGTGTTGGCATAATCATCAGCTTCTTTTGGACCTTTGCCTTCTGGAGTGTGTACCAGAATAGAGAAAACACCCTGATAGCGTTGTTGTGGATTTAAGCCCCGTACAGCAGGTCTACGTTCCGTAGGGAGGAACATTACCTGAAGGAAGCTAGTGCCTGTCTGTGGCTCAAATGAGACGTTCTCATAGGCCACTGAGGGGATGCCAGATACATTAGAGAGGTGAGTCTCAAGTGCGGCACGAATGTCATTGTATATACTAGCCACCGAACTTGTTCCTTACTTTAGTGAAGACTGACCAGCCATGCTTATCCTCTACATCACGAGCATGAGGAGCACGGTTTCTTAGGGTCACTTTATCAGATGTCTCTAAGCTAAACCTCTCAATATCACCGTATAGGTTTGACCTAGCTATGTCTGTGAACTGTTGTCTTGAGGCTGTGCCATTCTTAACGCTAGTCCTACGAGCATCAGAGCTTTTAGAGCGACCACCACCTTGACCCGCAGGCAACATAGAGAAGCTCTCTACATAAGCACCAGTATCAACGGGGGAGATTGAGATAGCGTAATCAGCAATGGATGAGAGTTCATCTTTAACCCTCTCCTCTACCGTTTGCTCAAGGAGCCGCATCTTATCATCAAAACTCTTGTTGATCTTGATTGTAGTTTGCTTGGCCATACCTACTCCCTTACGTCACAAAGGTAACACACTGGAGTTCCGTTGCTGAAGATAGTGACTACAGATACAATCTTAACATCGTCATTGTTGCCAGTGATTAGATCGTTAGTCTCAGGTTCTACAGCTAGGTTAAGGGCAGGAATGACGCACTTACGTACACCTCTAACTACCATATCCATGTTACCTGAGATACCTGTATCGTAGTTGTAGAAGTAGCCTGTAAAGTCGTAGTTAGTTGAAGCTGAACCATCTACCTCACCAGTGGCAGGGTTGTAAGAACCTCCTGAAGTAACCTTAGAGAGAGTAAGGCTCTCACCGAAGTCTCTGACAAGATGAAGCAGGTCGTATGATCGAAATGACATGACCTACTCCTTATTCGTACTCAGGGGTTTCGTAGCTTGGAGGGTTCTTGAAGCGATCTCTACGGAAGGAGCCTTCAACACGGTTAGTATTGGCCCTTACGGCATTGATACCTGACTTAGTGATACCACCAGCAAGGACACCAATTACAGCGCCTGAGGTCTTACCCTGATACTCAAGGTCATCGGCAAGTACTTTGTATTGCTTGGCAAGATCACTGTAGTCAGCACTGAGAGCACCATCAAGAGAAGTGTTAACCTTACGAGAGTATTTGGAGGAGATAGCTCTTGCAATCCATGCCCCAGCGTAGTAAATGTTATCACCATTCTCAGAGAGACCGAAGGTAATCTCTTCGTTCTGGACCTGTTGGTCTAGTGTCTCAGTGTCCCCTACAAGGAGCCTGACGGTGTTGAGACGACCTGAGGCCGTAGTTGTATCCAAGTCTGTAGGATCGTATGACCACGCCATTTAGTCGTCTCCAGTATTTAGTCGTTTAGGATTTTATCTCGAATAGCGTAGAAGTCTTCTGTCACCCAACGGTTGTTGTTGAGGAAGCGACGAATAAGACCACGTTGTTTATCGTCGATTTTAGACTTCTTACACTTCTTAGTCTCAAACTCTGAGGTGCTTGATGTACGAGCTTTAACTTCAGTGTTAAGCAAGTTGACTAGAGTTTCTAACTGTTTACCAGATAGCTCAGATAGTCGATCACCAACCTTAGTTTGGACTTCTAATTCTTTATTGTGGTGTATATAACCAGAAGCATATAGTGTAGCTACTTTGTCTTGGTCGATGCCACGTTCAAGCCAATTAAAGTGTTCCCCTTGGCTCCATGTCTTACTGTCTGCCATGAGGGGTCGTTTAATGAAGACAGGCCAATCAACCTGCCATCCCAAGTATGTGGGGTGCATAATTCTATTCCTATTTAACTGTTATGGTATTTTATAAGTTGGGTTGAACCCCAAGCCGAAGCTCAGGGTCCACCTTTATCTTAAGCAAGAGAGGTAGCTTATGCTACAACAGCTTCGAAGAAGTAACCAAGGTCAGCACCAACGACTTTCATGTCGTATGCCATTTTAACTTGGATGTGCTCTGCAACTTGCTGACGCTTCAGGGCATCGTCTGAGAAGCTCTCAACTGTGATGCCGAGGTTGTTTACGCTTGGAATGTTGTTCCATGCGAATGTCAGACCAGCAGCAGGTGTCATAAGACCTGAAGAACGTGGTGTGTGTACCAGAAGGGCGTTCTTACCACCGATGAATGCGTTAGCTTCTGCAAGACCTTCAGCAGCACCGTTCTTGACAGCTTCCATGACGTAGAAGTTTTCTACTTCGAAGATTTCTGCAAGTTTGGCGTCTGTGATGAGTGCTGTGTTTGAAACAGTAGCACCACCATTGAGGCGAGCAAGTACATCAGGGTGGTTGATGAGAACGTCACGAACTTCTTTACCGATAACCATTGTGTTTGGCTTGAAGCCACCTGACTTAAGCTGCATAGTGCGGCGAGCAGTAGTCACATCAGTGATTGGTGTTGAGTTTGTGTAGTCTGACCACAGGTTTGATGGTGTAGCGTCTGTACCCCAGATACCAGCAGCGAAGAAAGCTGAAGCGAACTGCTCTTCACGTTCAATCAGAACACGGTTTACAAGTGTCTGTGCGCCAGCAGCACGGATTTCCAGCATTGCATCTTCGTTAGCAAGTGTTTGCTCATCGAAGTCCATGCCGATACCGTATACGTCAGCATAGTAGCTGTTGTTTGACAGTGACATACCGATGCGGTTTACTTCTGTGCGTGGGGCAAGTTTCTTAACATCACCCGAACGGTTCATTTCCGCACGGTCATAGATGTAGTACTTGTCTGACTGACGCTGTACACCTACAACAGGGAATACTTTGTCAGCGATGAAGTTAGTTTGCTCTTGAACGTAAGCGAGGGTCAGGTTCGAAAGCGGCTGGTCGATATGAACAGCAGATGGAGTCAAAAGAGGCATTATATTATTCCTTTAAATGCTTGTTAGGGTTAGGCTACGATGTTACCGCCTTGGATAAGCTCGATTGCGATGATTTGACCATCGACACCAGCTTCCTTGGCATAACCCATAACAACATCCCCAGCAGCGGCTGTGAGTGCATCACCAGCAGCGTCTGTTTGAACAGCAGCACCAGCAGCAATAGTGCCACCAGCAGTTACCATAACCGAACCTGATACACAGACAGTTGTTGCGTTACCAGCAGCCGCACCGACCAAGCATACACCGTATGCCTGCTCACCAGCAGTACCTGCAACAGTGACAGCGCCACCTGCGTCAAGAGTTACGAATTTGAATTGAGTTGTACCACCAACACCAGCGATTTCGGTGCGGTTGTCACGAGATTGCATAACAGCCATTTTATTCCCCTTTATAGGATTTGTTGATAAGTGATTTACCTTCGTCGGTCTTAGCTACAGCAGCGTAAGCCTTGGCATATTCACTCTTTTTGAGTTGGTTGTCGTCCATGTAGGACTTCACGAGAGCATCCAGTTTGTCGGCAGAGGTAGCGAACTCACCGTCTACATCGGACTTACCAAATTCTTGCATGGCTGCTTCAAAAGCTGCATCAGCGGCCTTCAGTGCTTCCATAATAATTTCTTCATCTGAGAACTTAGCTACGAGAGCTTTAGCTACAGAAAGGTCGAAGTGTGGGAGAGCTTCACCAGCACGTTTTGCCAGTTCAATGTCAGCTTTCTCGACAGCAGCAGCTTCAAGAGCCTTGAGCACTGGGGCTGGGATGTCAGACTTAACTACCATCTCGCCTTCAACTTCGAGCATCTCAACTTCAGCTTTCTTTTCGATAGCTTCAGCTTTGATTACGTAGCCGTTGTCAATGAGACCTTTGCGGAGACGTTCGTTCTCATCGGAAAGCGAGGCTTTCTCAGCTTTGAGTGTCTCAACGTCAGCTTTGAGAGCCTCAACGTCCACTTCAACAGCTTCAGGGGCTTCCTCAACTTCTTCAGCTTTGTCTACTTCGACAGGCTCAGGAGCTTCAATAGCCTCTTCTTCTGATTTCATCATGTCGTAACCAAGAGCCTTCATAGCTTCTTCTTTACCACATGCTTTCTCTTCCATGTACGCCTTTACTTTGGCTTCCATTTCATCAGTCATCTTTGTAATATCCTCGTGGGAAGTGTCACGCTTAAAGAGGCTAACCATTGCCTGTGCATTGGCAGGGCGATCTACAAGAGACAGCTCTTCAAGGTGCAAGTTTTTTAGGAGATTAGGCAAGTTAGATTTCCTCCTTTTGAGCACGACCGCCAATACTGAAGGCCGCAAGTTCGCCAGACTTCACCATAGCCCAGATGTCATCGTCAAACACTTTGTATGCGACAACCCATCCTTCACGGTCAGACTGGATTCCTAGAGCTTCACCAATTTCCTTAGTGATTGGGAGAGAGTGTACAACTACACCAACTTGGTCCCCTGTGTGCATAGCCTTGCCGACCCGCACGTGCTCCATAAATTCGTTTACAGCTTTCACCAGAGTGTCAGCTTCGATAACATCCCCTTGGCGGTCTACTACAGGTTCACCTTTTTCGGTTACTACTGATGCCCAGCCAAAGACCATACGTTGTTCGTCGTCAGTCTTAAGGATTTTACCTTCGATATTCTTCGTCATCTCACTCACCGATGTTCCTGCTTCCCACATACGGCATGACCAATAGCCAGCCTTTGTTTTATCTGTCTTGGTGTCGCATGAATGTCGGGAACGGAAGTTGGCTCTAGCCTTAGGGTCATCTCTACGGATTTCCATATTAGGATCACCGAATGTTACCCGCTTAACCTTGCCACCATCTTGAACAAACACTTCAAACTTCTTGTTGCCACCTTTGATGCGGCGAGGCTTGTTCAGAGTGACTTTTTCACCTTGGTACTCAGCCTTAGTGAAGTCTTCCTTGAGAACCTCCTGTACAATGGCTCTGAGAGCCTCTATACGGTCCACTGAAGGCTCTTCTTGGTCTTCGGTAACCTCACCCTGCTCATAAGAGG